AGGAAGACGCAGGGTGGCCAGATCCACCTGCTGGGTTTATGGCATACTTTAGTTGGACCCACTCCCCGTATCAGTTCTATGGGGACGAACTCGGCGACCTCTTCCGGGGTGACATGAGATGGCCTAAATATCACCCACCGACGGACACGTGGGCGCCGATAGGCGGGAGCTGGCCCTTAACGGCTTGGGCGCTGATTGACGTTCTTACCAGCTACGTCGAGGGACATCACCAGTACGATAGAGATATACTTCTTGCATATCTTCAAATTTACAACGATGATCCGACTGTTGGCTGCAGCGTCTTAAATACAGCCACCGGCGAGCCGTACCGGCAACGTTTTCGACTGGACGACAACTATGCTGCGTTTGATGACTGTACCGATCAGATACCAGGCCAGTGCGTCGACTACCTGGTACCTAGTTAGGGATATGCAGAGGATAAAGGGATGAAATGATATGAGTGGATGGGAGAACGACACGATAATCGGAAGCCTGGGGTGGTATCTAGATATAGAAGAATATTCTTTCGCCCACGGATCGGGCACTTGGAACCCCCCGGGGGGCACTGGCAACGACCAGTTACGCAATCCCGACGGGAGCGACGACGTGCCCTATCGCAGTTATTCGGTACCACTTCCGTTTGATGTAAACCAAACTCTTTCTGTGGCCCAGTTCGTTAGCGGCATCCAGAACGCTTTGGATGCTAGGGCTGATGAGCTGGAGCAGGCCCTCTACGTAGAGGCCGCCTCGCAGTCGTTGGGTGCCGCCAGAAGATATGAAATTACAGCCAGCATTCCGGTCTTTCGCCGCGGCCATTATAGCCACCAACAAGGCTTTCAACAGGATGAATTGGCTATTAAATATGAAATCGAGTGCGTCCTCGCAGCCGGTCCCGGTGGGGCGCCCCCGCAACTGGGTTGGAATAACAAATTGTTTAAAATTAAGTTTGTAACTGGCCCACATGGCTCAACTGGCAACTTTTTACAACTCGGCGGCGATATTGGCGGTACCGTAGAGGTCGTGAACAATCCCGCTACAGAAATGGGAAATTTTCCGTTTTATAGCAAAGTGGTTACCATGCAAGATAATCCACCGACAACTCCTGATGTTGAAATAATTCCCTATAGAGAAGTCAATGATAGGATTTTAATTTTAGTGAATGGAACTGGGGGCACCTATTATGAAAAACCAATAATTATTGAAGCTGAAGACGCGGAGCATTTTATCAACGCTTATATAGTACAAGGCGGCCAGTTTGCCCCCGAGGTCACCGCGGCTGAAAAATTACAGATAGTTAAAAATACCGATATTCTCTTTCGAGGCGATGATCCGACCGTCGAATATCAAATGTTTAGAACAGATGTTGCCCCATCTTCCTATCAAGATTTTGCCGAGGGCGAAAAAACTGATATTGTTGAATATGTTGGAGAAGACCAAATTTCTACCCTGGCGACACATACCGATATCATACGGCCAAATACAAAATACTATTATTGTTTTAGGGCAATAGATGTACATGGACACTTATCGAACCCAACGCCCGTATTTCAAGTAGAAATGATAGACAATAATGGACAGATATATCCAATAATTGAATCATACAAATTTGAATCCGCTAGACAATTAAGCTTGACAAAGGGCGCAAAAAGATTTATTTATATCAGCCCCTCAACGAGACAGATTTATTTTGAACCCGAGGACACCTTCCAAGCGGAAGTGGGAACTGCACCGGCTCAGATGCCGCTGCTTGGCAAGGTCGACGGAATTGCCCCGGGGTCGAGGGTTTGGAACGGCATATACAAGATTAGACTTACTAGTAAGAAAACAGGAAGAAAGTTAGATTTAAATATTACATTTAAAAATACAGGACAACGAAATCCTTAAGGAAACTTATCGATTTAATTACTATTTATAGAAAGAGGAAAATTTTATGGGATTCTTAGACAACTCGGGTGACATCATTTTGGATGCAGTTTTAACGGACGCAGGCCGGCATCGCTTAGCGAGAGCAGACGGCTCTTTCGATATTAAAAAATTCGCTCTCGGCGATGATGAAATAGATTATAGTTTATATGAGGGCACCCATCTCAGTGGTGCGCAATACTATGATTTAAAAATAATGCAAACCCCAGTACTAGAGGCATTTACTAATAACACTTCAACAATGAATTCTAAAGTTATTACCATTGGTGAGAGTAATCATTTTCGTTTGCCGGTGATTAAGCTTTTTGAAGAGGGGGTAAATGCAAGAAATGCCAATGGCTCTTTTGTGATCCCGGTGGACCAGACAACTGTCAACAACTTAACAGCTAACAACACAGTTCTTCAGCCTGGCATATTAAATGGATTTCAGGTCGCCGGGAGTCAAAATCAAATTCGAACAGACCAGGGGTTGGATTCTGCGACACCGCCGCCTACAGTCGATCTCCAACTAATTTTAAGAGAGCCGGCTTATCTGGTTGAAATAGATAATCGCTTGGGGGAAATATTTCCCCCATATGCAGGTACGGGCGCTTCCACCAGTGCTACATATTCATTTATTGATGATGATCAGATAGCGAGTTATTATTTAGATAGTACAACTTATATACAAGATATTCCTACCGGCCCCAATTCCGCTGAGCCCTCGTCAATTCAAGGCTCTAGGGGAAATAAATTAACTTTTAGAATAGGTGCAAGTGTAGAACTTAATTCAAGTACTTATTTATTTACTACGCTAGGGTCTACTGCTACAGTGGCTCTTACCAACGGCCCCAATACTTTAGCTGCCTCGTCATACTATTACTTGGATTCTATTGTACGCGTTACGGGTGTTAATACCGGATATCGTATTGATATTCCAATCAGATATATTAAAACGATTTAATGAAAGGATAAAAAAATGGCATCATCATTTAAAGAAATTGGACCTCAAGATTCTGTGTCCACGAAAACCATGCTTCATGAGGCTATTCCGCTTACGGGCACAATAATTTCTGGCACATATACAGATTTTGCCGGCACCGAGCATAACGTTAAAACTTTTTCACACGGCATGTTCCAGTCGATATATGACTATCCCTACTTAAGCTCATCGGCAAATCACGTTTTAGATCTGACAGTGGGCTATTCTAGTGTTTCAAAATTATCGTCCTCAACCAATGTGCAAAATGATAAAAAGATCAACATCTATAATCAAATGGCTCAGATGCTGGTTGGTTTTGATGTAACCGGCGGAGTTCGCAGATTTGATCGGGATGGTAATATTGCCGATGGCGGCGAGAAAATGACGGACTGCTTCTTCGTTAATTTTACTAGGTTGTTAACTAAAGACGAAATTAAGAAGGGCACTTTCCAAATGACCGTTTATACCGGGAGTGTTGTCGACTCGGGCGGCACCACTACTCCGTATCCTACGGGCGCCATGACAATCCGGGACGCAGATGCGGGAACCTATTTGGTTAATTCGCCAGTAGGAGAATATACCTTGCTGCATACCTCTTCCGGCGGCGGCACGGGCTCAAATGTTGCGGTTGGTCTTCTTTATTATCAAGCCGGTATTGCCGTTATAACTTCAAGCGTCTTTGGCTACGGGAGCACCCAGACCGATCAGCAAGCAAACGGTATTATACCATTGAAGTTTTTTGGCGATCAGTTGTCTTCCTCAAACAGCGTAAGTGGTTCGCTAACCGGTTCAACTATAAATAATGCATGCGATGGTTTCAGAAATCGGCTAAAGAATGTTCAGTTCAACAATACGACCGAACTAAATTCAACGATTTATTTCTGCCGATTAACCCATAATGAATTTAACTATAGCGCCAATCCGACTTATTTAAGCGCTAGCCAAATTCGCGTGAAGAATCAAGCAGCCGATTTACCAGTTTCATATATAACAACTGTTGGGCTGTATTCGACGGATAATGAACTTTTGGCTGTTGGTAAGTTGTCGGAGCCTCTAAAGAAGTCTCCGAATAATGAATTCACTTTGAGAGTTCGATTGGATTATTAAGGAATGGAATGTCATACTATCGCTTTGGGCCCACTGATAAGTTTGTTAACACTCTCAGAACCCACCCCGCTGTAGAATTTGTAATCTATAACGGGAGCGCTTATTATAATCAAGAAATAACTATATCTGGAGCTTTCCACGATATTGTCGGACATGTTTCGGGAGGCTATTTAAGCCTTTATGAGTACAACGTAGACCGATCGGCTAGCGCCTATCCCGGTGGCTTCAATCTACCTCAAGGCGGCGCCCAGCCGCTAGCCCGTGGCGCCGTCGGCGGACAGCCACTCCAGGGCACTGCGCAGAACCCCACATCAGATATGGTAGTAAATACCGGTCTAATTTATCCATGGACCATTAAAGACGCCTCCAGGATCATGTTTAAAACCACCACTACTCGGGCATATAATGATCTCGAGATTGGTAACACTATTGTAATGGATCTCCCTCGATCGTCATCTATCTCGAAAGAGTTTTATCCTGCTAGCTTGTCGAGGAGTGTCGACTTTGATATCACCGAGGGTTCCGCGGTCAGCGCCTGGTCGACTTATGGCACCATCACGTACCCCCCAAACGATACTCAGATAGGCTACGTAGATAATGAAGATCACGGAATTAATTTTAAAGGAAGCGTATCATATCTTTACGCTCTTAAAAACACCATAAATTATTATCGACGACTAAGCCCTCATTTTGCTGTTTCTTCTTCTATAGCGCACAGTAGCCTTGCTAGTGGCCGCGGCAGAGATTTAACTGCTTCGTCGGGAGTCGATGGCGGCCTCGGCGCAATAGATGTCGGCATGGTTTCAATCCCAGCGATATTTTTTGGATCCGGAATTAAAAAGGGCAGCGTAAGTTTAAAATATTATGTTACTGGTACTTTACACGGAGAGCTCCAAGACAAATATAAGAACGGTGAATTAATAGAAGTTTTTGGAGCGAGCGCAGATAAAGTAGCTGGCATTGTTTTATATAACGAGGGGTTCATTATATTAACCGGAAGTTGGGACATGTCCCCGGCTACAGTTGACGATTATATAGATGCCGGCTCAGACCAGAGAGCGAAATGGATTTATTTTGGCCAGAGCATTTCTGGCTCAACTACGGCACGTAGTTCTTCCTTCGTTATGCAGTTCTCTGGGACCAATAAGACTCAAGTTTTAACAATGTTTGCGACAGCTCCTATGGGTGAAGTAAACAACTCAGCCAACTTCACATTTTTAAGCTATAGTTCGGGACAAATTGCACGGCCAACCCAGCCAGCCCGCAGTGGCTCAGGTCCGGGATATATAGAAAGTGACAAACAAACTATTAAAAATGTTGTCAGTTCGTCGTATAATGACCCTACAGGGAGTTTTAAGAAGACGACGTATATCTCTAAGGTTGGCATATATGATGAGGATAAAAACCTAATCGCAATTGCCAAAGTGGCCACTCCTGTTAAGAAAACAGAAAATAGAGATATTACTTTTAAACTTAAATTAGATTTTTAATGTTTTTAGGATTTGATATTAGCACAAGCATTATAGGTGTTTCGTGCGTTAGTTCGCATGGTGAAATAATATTTTGTGAGCACTGTGACCTTCGAAAAGAAAAAGGGTTGTTTGCAAAGATAGATAGATTTAGAGAGTTTTTAGGCAACATAAGATTCTTGCAAGCAGCGGTTCAAGAAATTTGGATTGAAGAGCCATTCGTGTTTTTTAATAGCGGAGGATCGAGCGGCAAAACAATGGCTATTCTACAGCGATTTAATGGGATGGCATCGGTAGCCATTAGGGATACCTTCCACATGGATCCGCAATATCTGGGCGCCAGTCAAGCAAGGAAGCTGAATGAGATTAAAATCCCGCGCGGGACTAAAGCAAAAGAAGAGGTTTTAAAGTTTCTCCTTGACAAGATGCCTGCGTTTAAGGTAGAATATACAAAGCATGGTAATCCAAAGCCGGGTTATTATGATAGAGCCGACAGCATAGTTATGGCTCGCGCGGGACATGCTTTATGGAAGAACAAAAGCTTTTCATCCTAAGAGAAATTCTTGGCTCTTGTCGGAGAACTAATGGGGAGTATCTTTTTAATTGTCCCTACTGTAGTCATCATAAACCCAAGTTCTCAGTTAATCTAACAAAAAATGTATATAAATGTTGGGTCTGTGACACCCGCGGTCGCAACCTATATCATGTAGTCAGAAAATTTGGAGAGTATAGACATCGTCAGAATTGGCTGCGGCTTGATACAGAAGTAGATTATCGCGATTTAGATCGTTGGGATCTCCTGGAACATTTTGAGAAGAAGAAAAAGCCCGAACAAATCATTCCCCTTCCAAAAGAATATATTTCTCTTGCAAATAAAGAAATGCCACCGACAGGTTTTATGGCGAGGAAGTATTTAAAGGAGAGGGGTATAGCGAAGAAAGATATTATTTGGTGGAAGATAGGGTACTGTTCAACAGGAGAATACGGAAATCGAATCATCATTCCTTCGTTTAATGAAAATGGAAATGTTGATTACTTTATTTCCCGTACGTATGATGGCGGCTATCCAAAATATAAAAATCCACCTGTCGATAGAGATGTTGTGTTTAATGATCTTTCTATTGACTGGACCTCAAATATAGTCTTGGTGGAGGGTGTATTCGATGCCATTGTGGCTGGGCGCAATAGTATTCCTTTGTTGGGGTCTACTCTGCGTGTGGATTCACATCTCTTCCGAAAGATTGTACAGAAAGACGCCTCGGTATATATTGCGCTTGACCCAGACGCCGAAAGAAAAGCACTAGAAATTATCAAAAACCTCTTGACATATGATGTAGAATTGTATAAGATAGATATAGAACCGTATAAAGATCTTGGAGAGATGCCGAAGAAAGAGTTCGAGAATAGAAAAAACAATACAACTCGAATGAACTTCGAAGAACTACTTCAACGAACTATACTGGTTTAAGGAACCCATGCATGTATAAAATTGCGCACTGCGCAGACGTCCACATTAAGAATTTAAAATATCATTATGAATATCGCAAGGTATTTGAACAGATGTACGAAACGCTTCGCGAAGAAGAAGTAGATTTTATTTACATCGGCGGTGACATCGCCCACACGAAGACACAAATATCTCCAGAGTTTGTTGATATGTGCTCGACATTCTTGTCAACGCTAGCTGATATAGCACCGACTTATGTAATCTTAGGAAACCACGACGGCAACCTACGCAACTCATCTCGACAGGACGCGATCACGCCAATCGTCGAAGCACTTCAACATCCACGGCTTCATCTGTTAAAGAACTCGGGCGAAGTGGAGATGAATTCAGATTTGACGATGAATGTTCTTTCTATATTCGATGAAGAAAATTGGGTAGAACCGTCAGATCCAAGTAAGATCAATATTGCCGTTTATCACGGATCGATTGCAGGAGTACAGACAGATGTTGGCTGGGTAATGGAGCATGGCGATCACGACGTGTCTATTTTTGGTGGCCACGATTATGCAATGCTCGGAGATATTCACAAGACTAATCAGATTCTGGATCATGAAGGCCGCGTACGCTACTGCGGATCGATCGTGCAGCAAAATCACGGGGAGACGAACGATAAGGGCTTCCTGATATGGGATATAGAAAATAAGGACGAGTTCAGCGTAAGACACGTCAAGCTGCTTAACCCCAAGCCCTTTGTGACCATTGAACTCACGCCGAAGGGTAGGATGCCCCGGGGCACGACGGTGCCCTCTGGGGCCCGTATACGGCTTGTGAGCAACAACAATCTTCCGTTGAATGTTATGAAGAGAGCAGTCGAAGTTGCGAAGCATCGCTTTGCTCCAGAGAGCATCACATTCCTGAATAGAGCTGCCGGCCAAAGAGGCAGCATTAATGCATCAGGACACAGCTTCTATAAGGAAAATCTACGAGATATTTCTGTACAAGAAAGATTGATGAAGGAATATCTTAAAGATTATGAAGCAACCGGTGAAATGATGGAGCGCGTCAATAACCTAAACCAAAAGTACAATAAGATGGCAGAAGCCACAGAAGACGTAGCAAGAAATATTAATTGGAAACTGAATAACTTTGAGTGGGACAATCTTTTCAACTATGGCAAGAACAATAGAGTTGATTTTGAAAAGTTAAATGGAATTGTTGGAATTTTTGGAAAGAACTTCTCAGGCAAGTCCAGCATTATTGATGGATTGCTCTATACAATATTTAACACGACGTCTAAGAATGAGCGCAAAAATCTAAACGTGATTAATCAGCATAAATCTACATGCTCTGGAAAGGTAGAACTCCAAATTGGCGATAAGGTATATACAATCAATCGCAGCTCAGAGAAGTATGTTAAGAAGCTAAAGGGAGAGGTGACCGATGAAGCCAAGACCGATTTAGATTTTGAATATTTTGATCCCATCATGAGCGAAAACCACAGTCTTAACGACACTACCAGAATGAAAACTGATGCGGCTATTCGTAAGCATTTCGGCACTATAGAGGATTTCCTCCTGACTTCGATGGCATCGCAGCTAGATTCACTATCCTTCATTAAAGAGGGCTCTACGCGCCGTAAAGAGATTCTAGCTAAGTTCCTAGACCTGGAAGTGTTCGAGAAGAAGTACAGGCTTGCGAAGGAGGACAGCGCCGATTTGAAGGGTCTTCTGCGTAGGATTGGGGATCGCAATTTCGAAGAGGATATACTTAGCGTTAAGAAAGAAATTATAAAAACCGATCAGCAGTTAACAGAGCAAGAAAAAAATTGTGAGAGAATTAAAGAAGAGATCGAAATAAAAGAGCTTCAATTAGTAAAAGTAAACGAATCCATCGACTCTATTCCTCATGAAGTGGTAGACATTATCGAGGCTGAAAAAAAGAAAGCAGCACTAAAGTCAAAGCTAACTGCCGCTGAAGAAAGTAATTCAAACCGAGGCGACAGTATACAGAAGTTTAAAAACGTTCTTGAACATCTAGATGAAGATATAAGCAAATTTGATATAGAAGAATTAGAACGCGACCAAGAGTTGATAGATATAAAACAAGAAGAGATGGATGCGGCAGTTAGAGACGCGAGAAGTCTGCAGAAAGATTATGCCACCAAGCGCACTAAGCTTAAATTATTAAACGAAGTGCCGTGTGGCACCGAGTATCCTCAATGTAAATTTATCCACGATGCTCACACCGCCAAGAATGAAGCCCCGCACCTACATACTAAAATATTTGATAGCATTAATGAAGCAAAGGAACTTAAAAGATTTTTAGAGGATATGAATCCTGAAAAGATTGCGGCCGATCGCCAAGAGAGTACTCATCTTATTGCTGAACGTATGAAAAAAGAAAGCGATCTTAAAGATTTACAGATTTCATATGCGAGAGAAAAGAATAAGATTGTATCGTATAAAAGCGAACTTGCGGATATTAGAATAAAGATTGAGGAATATAAAGATAATCGAGAGAACATTGAAAACTTTGAGTACCTCGCCGATCAGCGACAGGGGGTTTTGGATACCATTGAAACTCTTTCTGTTCAAGAGACGAGGTGCCAGAATATGATTTTAGAATATTATAAGCTAAAGGGTTCTCTCGAGCAAAAGTCGACCAATCTTATGGAACAGCAAAAGGAATTAAAAGATATTCAGCAAGAATATGCTGCCTATGATCTTTATATGCGCTGCATGCACTCCAACGGTATTGCGTATGATATTATTAAGAAGCAGCTTCCTGTGATTAATGAGGAGATTGCAAAGGTTTTAGCTAACATAGTTTCTTTCGAAGCCTTTTTCGAAGATGATGGGAAACGATTAAATATTTTTATTAAACATCCTAAGCATGAACCACGTCCGCTAGAGATGGGTTCCGGAGCAGAAAAAACGATCGCTGCCATGGCAATTCGTTTGGCTCTTTTAAGCGTGTCTAATCTTCCCAAGGGAGATGTATTTATTCTTGACGAACCCGGAACCGCGTTGGATGCAGATAATATGGAGGGGTTCATACGTATTCTTGATTTGATTAAATCGTTTTTTAAAACAGTTATTTTGATTTCCCATCTCGACAGCTTAAAGGATTGCGTGGACACTCAAATAATAATTGACAAAAAGGGCGCCTACGCCCACGTTGAAATCTAGATGTAATCTTTGTTTTCCTTCACTAATTATATAGAAAGGAAAACACTATGAAACATTTACTAGATAAAGGACTAAATAAGGTTGTTTCTCGCAAGCTTCTAGCTTGGGCGACAGCAACTTGTCTATTAGCATTTGCCGATCTTGCATCGGCTGACTGGACCATGATTACTGTAGTATACATTGGTACACAGGGAGTCGTTGATACGGTAGCGAGATTAAAAGGAGTTAAGTAATGAAGTGGTTAGCGGTTAAAAAGTTTTTAAAAAAATCATGGGCCTGGACAAAAGCGCATTGGTGGGCCCCGATATTATTTTTAATGGTGCTTGTTGGGTTACTGCTTTATGCTCTCACAAGAAACTCTGCTTTCTTGGCGGCTGTAATAGATGCTTACGAGGGTTCGCGCGCGAGTTATAAAAAAGAGGTTGAGGTTCTTAACGAGACTCACAAAAAAGAAGCGGAAGAAAAAAAGAAAGCTCTTGAGGCATATAATGAAAACTTGCGCGCACTAGAAGAAGAATATGCCAAGCGAAATGAAACTCTAGACTCGGCGAAAAAGAAGGAACTTAAAAATCTTATCGATGAGAGCTATAATGATCCAGAGAAGCTTTCAAGAGAGCTAGCTAAACTTTACGGATTTGAACATGGCTAGAAAACTATTATCTTTATTAGTCATCTTTAATCTTGTACTTCCCTCCTACGCTTTTGGGGAAGGTGAAGAAGAAACTTCTCCTGAGTATGATATCGTTTCTCTAGAGGCCGGCCAACCGGCGCCGTTTGCTGGGGTCCTTTTATCGTTGGACGCTGCAGCAAAGATAGCTGTTGATAAGAAATTTGAGGGTGCTGAGTGTGATTTGCGCATAGGATACGAGCTTCATCTGCAAGAAGAGCGGTTTAATTTACAGTTAAATTACAAGGACATAGAGATAAAGTCATGGGAATCACGCCACGAACAGATGATGATTCTTAAAACAGCAGAAAATGATAGACTTTATGACCTAGTAATGAAGCGCAAGCCTGCTCAAGCGCCCTGGTTAGTTGCTTTGGGGTTTGGAATTGGAACGGTCACTTCGTTGGGGATTTTCGCCATATCGACGGAGATAATCAAGTAATGAAAATACCTAGATTTGGAGTCCCAGGTTACTTTAATTTGCCAGATCTTTTGCGTTCCAGGGATGCAATAATTAAATTTCTTACCAACTTCACGCAGGTATTTAATTTCCTTAGAGAACTAGAACTTAACCCCGATGAAGATCCGGATACGTTGATTATTTTAAACAGGGAACGTGCACCTTTCAATGGATTGAGCCGATCGGTAAATTTACATCTTAATAAAACCGGGAATAACGACTCTCAATTAAATATAGATCGTAATGCGCGAGATGAGATGGAGACTATTAGTCCCGCAGGCATCATCCCGGGTCATTTTAATTGGGTAGAAGACTTCGCAACGACAGAGTTTAAATATTTCGAGAGCAGCGTCACCGGCAATCCTGATGCGGCATGTGGAATAATATTGAAGTGGGGCGGTGGTACTACGGTAGCTGGTAAGATCTATCATTTAAACACTTCCGGCAATTGGGCACTAACCGATGGCTCTGTCGCAACCTCGGGCACCGCTCTTGTGGCATTCGCCATGGGAACCGATCCAGATGTCCACGGAATGCTTTTAAAAGGATATGCACGTGTTGGTACCTATTCTCATGGGTCTCCGTGGAATCCCGGTGTTCCTGTTTATATATCGGACAAAACACTGACCAATGGAACTATGTCCGACACAATACCCACAGCAAGCGGTAGTGTAATAAGGGTGATGGGTTTTTGCCTTTCTGGAAATGCCACCGACCACGAAAGGGTGATATGGTTTGATCCCGATGGCTCTTATACAACAGCTTAATGCCATATGACAAAAAAAGATCCCAACTACATCCCCAAGTTAGAGAAAGCTATCGCACAGAAGTATGGCGCTGAAACCGTCGACAACCCTCGCAAGTTTTGGGACGAGGACAAAGAACAAGAATACATCCAGCAATCTAAACTTTTTGTTGAGAAACTTAGGAAGAACGAAACTCAATTAGAGAAAGTAGAACAAGATGGATTTTTGATTAATAAAAAACTACTTACTAAAGATACAAATAGGGTTTGCTCTGTTTGTGACAAGTATTCGTTTGATGTGCGCAACAACCTGTATATGAATAAATTTGAATGTTGTTGGAGATGTTACATTAAGTGGGTGGATGGAAGAGAAGAAAGATGGGCAACAGGCTGGAGACCAAATCATGAAAATAAGTAAAGCGCAACTGCGCAGGATCATTAGAGAAGAACTCGCCGAGGGAGGCCGAGAGCAAATGACTCACGAGATACCCCCCAATCTACTCCCGCTTGAAACTGTTGCAAAAATGGTGAAGAGCCTGCAACAACGCGTAGATAATATAGAAAACAAATTGATGGATCGAGGAGATCCAGGCCCCGGGGCCCCTTTCCAGGAGAGTAAAAAATAATGGCAACAGTATTAGAAATCATTCAAGGCATTAATCAGGCCGCGGCAAATGCATGGGATGGATCTCACGAAGAGTCTTTAAATGCAGACGGCCGCGCGCGCAAGGTGGGCCTGAAGCGAGAAGAGGGACACATTATTAATGATAGACGCGTATCTGACGGATTCAAAGTGCGCTTTAACGGTCCTATCTTAACTATCCTTTATCAGTCAGAGACGCGCTTGAAAGAAGTAGCTCAGAAGGGGTTTGAAAACGAAATATCTGGTATGATAGGTAAGATCGCCTCCTTCCTCAAGAAAGAGTATAAAGCAATTACCGGAAACAGTCTAGCGCTTACTAAGATAGGCGAGCCTTCAATTCTCGTACAAAAGCTTTCAAACTACAGAACAGACGTTTGCGCTACATGTGATTACAAAATTGGCGGCATTAATGAAGTCGAAGAGGTCAGAGGAACGTCCGAAGAACGACTAGATAAGGCTGTTAAAAGCTGGCTCGCATTGGGCCCTCGCAATAAGCGCCCCAAAAACGATACGCGTAAAGGTAATTAACAAAGTGTCATGGGGTATCAGCTTACAAAGCAGGAAATCTTAAAAGAAGTAGTAAAATCTGGCAAAGATCCAGTACATTTTATTACGAGCTACTGCAAAATATCCCACCCCCAGAGGGGTCTTATTCCCTTTAAGACCTATGACTTTCAGGACGCTCTTCTAAAAGATTTTAACGATTATCGCTTTAACGTCATTTTAAAAGCACGACAGCTTGGTATCTCTACCATCACGGCAGCATATATTGTGTGGCTGATGTTATTTCACCGTGACAAGAATATTTTGGTTGTAGCCACAAAGCTACAAACAGCGACCAACCTTGTTCGCAAAGTTAAAAAGATTATGAAACAGTTGCCTCCGTGGATGAGGATCTCCGAGATTCATATTGATAACAGGACTTCGTTTGAGCTCACCAATGGTTCACAGATTAAGGCTTCTTCAACCTCTGCTGACGCTGGTCGTTCCGAGGCATTATCTTTATTGGTTGTTGATGAGGCTGCACACGTTGAGGCCTTAGAAGAACTTTGGACCGCACTCTATCCTACCCTGTCAACCGGCGGTCGATGCATTGCTCTTTCTACTCCCAACGGCGTTGGCAATTGGTTTCACAAGGCCTGTGTTGAGGCGGAAGCCGGCACAAACGCTTTTCATATGACCACACTAAAGTGGGATGTTCACCCCGATCGGGATCAACTATGGTATGAAAAAGAGACAAAAAACATGTCCAGTCGCCAGATCGCGCAAGAGCTTGAATGCAATTTTAATGTTTCAGGAGAGACTGTGATACATCCAGACGACATTATTCACTATCTCGAGAATACTAAAGAGCCCAAATATCGTACCGGCTTTGATCGCAATTACTGGATATGGGAAGAATATCAGCCAGACAGCACATATCTTCTCTCGGCAGACATAGCCAGGGGCGACGGCCAGGATAACTCGGCATTTCATGTTTTTAAGCTAGAGACCATGGAGATAGTTGCGGAATATATTGGAAAGCCTAATCCGGATGATTATGCTGATATGTTATTTGATGCCGGTACGGAATATGGCACGTGCATGATGGTGGCTGAAAATAACAACATTGGCTTTGCTGTCCTTAATAAACTTAAGGATAAGGGCTATAATAATGTTTATCATTCTACGAAGTCTTCCCATGATTATGTTGATCCTATTCAAGCTCAGTGGATGTCTAACGTTGTTCCCGGGTTTACAACCTCGTCAAAAACAAGACCCTTGGTGATAGCAAAGATGGAAGAGTTTATGAGAAATAAACTAATTAAGATTAACTCAAATCGTTTGCTTTCAGAGATGAAAACATTCATTTGGCACAACGGAAGGCCTCAAGCGATGAGAAGTTATAATGACGATTTGATTATGTCATTTGCTATTGGATGTTGGGTAAGAGATACGGTTTTGGTTGAGAATCAGAGATTAACAGAATATAATAAGAACGCTCTTTCGTCGATATCGGTTTCTTCGCGAAAAATGTCCACAACTATTCCAGGAATGCTGGGACACCGGCGCCACACCGAAGAGGAACGAACAAAACAAGCTGAGGGCTTCAACGAACAATATTTAGGAATTATTAAAGGATAAGCAAAATGGCAAATAAGGACAATAATCCACGCAACCCAGCGTCCCCACTTTTTAAGAGGTTAACCAGGCTTCTTTCGGGCCCTTTGATTAATTATCGGGCACAATTTACACGCGAAGAGCGACGCTCTGGTCTAGACAAGTTTCAATATCGATTTAATAGTTTGAGCGGCAAGCAGTTCAAGCGTTCGGCCGACAATCTTTCTCGCAATTATAATATGATGACGTCCGCAGCAATGCGGAATCAGAATCGCAATGAGCGCTACATCGATTTTGATCAAATGGAATATATGCCAGAGATCGCATCTGCTTTGGATATATATGCTGATGAAATGACCACTTCAAATGAATTTAATAAGCTTGTTAAGATAGAGTGTCGCAACGATGAAATCAAAACAATCATAGAATCGCTTTTTTATGATGCACTCAACATTGAGTTTAATGCATTTGGCTGGGCACGAACAATGTGTAAGTATGGAGACTTCTTTTTATATTTGGACATCGATGAGGTTCTTGGAGTTAAAAGCGTAGTTGGGCTTCCGTCGGGAGAGGTAGAAAGGCTCGAAGGCCAAGATCCCACCAATCCTAACTATGTTCAATTTCAGTGGAACTCGGCCAATATGACATTTGAAAATTGGCAGTGTGCACACTTTAGAATTCTAGGCAACGATAAACACGCCCCCTATGGCACTTCGGTTCTAGATCCTTCGCGTCGTATTTGGCGACAGCTTGTCTTGATTGAAGACGCAATGCTAGCATATCGTGTTGTCCGCGCCCCTGAGCGGCGCATGTTTAAGATTGACGTAGGCAATATTCCTCCACAGGAAGTGGAACAATATATGGAAAAGGTTAAAACATCCTTAAAAAGAAACTCTTTAATAAATGCCGACACGGGCCGAGTTGATTTGCGCTATAATCCTCTTTCTGTTGAAGAAGATTATTTTATTCCCATTCGAGGCGGCGTAGGATCTGATATCTCAACACTTGCCGGCGCCTCGCAACTTAATGATATTGACGATGTAAAGTATATTCGCGATAAATTATTTTCTGCTATTAAGATTCCTCAAGCTTATTTGACTATGAGCGAAGGTGGCGGCGAAGGTGATACCACCCTGGCTCAAAAGGATATTCGATTTGCACGAACTATCCAAAGATTACAGCGCGCTCTCCTATCGGAACTTGAAAAGATAGCCGTTGTTCACTTATATACTTTAGGATACAGAGGGCCAGACTTGATTTCGTTTAAACTTGCCTTAAATAATCCTTCCAAACTCGCTGAGCTACAAGAGATTGAACATCTGCGAACCAAGTTCGATCTTGCAAACAACGTAGTAGAGGGGATGTTTAGCAAGCACTGGATTGCCAAGAATATTCTTAACTTAACGGACGAAGAGTTCTTGCGCAACCAGCGCGAGGCCTTCTATGATCGCAAATATCAGGCTGCTTTGGATGCTGTTACAGAAGAAGCGGCCGCCGAGGCTGCGGGCGGAGGCTTAGGCGGTGATCTAGGTGGTGAACTAGGTGGCGAACTAGGCGGTGAAGAACTAGGTGGCGAACTAGGCGGTGAAGAACTAGGTGGCGAACTAGGCGGTGAAGAACTAGGTGGTGAAGAGAGCACCCTATTGGCAGCACCGGCTCGTAGAGAAGATAATCCAACCGACGCAAGTTTGGCTGCCAGATCTCACGGGAAGCCATATTTTCCAGTAAAATCAAAGCGAAGTCGCACTAACAAATCGGGCCCCACCACTCGTAAACTACGCAGCGCCACGAAGAGCGGGGGGAAAACTGCACATCGAGATGTATTTCCCGGACATCAGCTTTTAAATATCAACGCACTTTATGAACAACACGAACCTATTTATAATGATGAAGACGAGATAAGTCTGCTAGAGAACACAAAAGATATTCGAAAACTAATTACCGAATTAGAAACAAAAGAGTCGGAGGCTGAAACAAGTGAAAGTAAAGCACAATAAAAAAAGAAACACAGCGTTTTTATATGAAGTCCTTGTTAAAGAGTTAACTAAGTCGATTGTTAATAAGGATGGACACCGAAAAAGATTTGTTTCTAGCCTTATAAAAGAAAACTTTGGAGCGCGCTCTATTTTAGGAAAAGAATTAGAGCACTACACTACGCTTTTGGAAACAACCAATCTAGAACTACATGTTGCCGAGAAGCTTTTGCAGGAAACTAAGGGCGCCCAATCGCGCCTCGATAGTAAAAACATCTTTGATTCCCAGACTCGGGTTATTAACAAAATTAATAAGACTTTATCTCAGGATGCCTGGAATACTTTTGTGCCCAATTTTAAATCTCTTGCAACCATTGCGGCCATATTCAATTCCACGACTCCAGTAAAGCAGAGAGTTTTACATGAAGATACAGTGATCAAACTAATGCATTCTTCTGTAAGTGTTGAAGAGAACAACCTACAACCAATTGACAATATTGTTTATCATTCTTTTGTAAAGAAATTTAATGAGCAATATACGGAACTTTTAAAAGAACAGAAAGAGTTGCTCGGCAAATATATTGCTTCTTTTGCAAATAACGGTCTAGAGCTCAAGCTATATTTAAATGAAGAGATAGGCCGCCTCAAGAAAATAGTTAACGATTCGCTAAAAATGGAAGAAATTTATACCGACGAGAAGATGGCTGAGAATACCAAAAAAGTATTAAATATCCTAGAAGGTTTTAAAAACGCAGTACCCACACAAGAAATTATTTCAAAGGTTCTAAATATTCAAGAACTCGTCAAGGAAATAAATTCATAATGATTAAGATACATGTTGGAGGTCCGCAGGCCACTGTAGAATTACAGGCCCGCAAAACATTAGATGGAAATCTTTTGATAATGGATCACGACATTATTGATATCGTTTTATTGCCGGAGGGCAGTAAGGTTTTAGCTTTCCCAAAAAGTGAATCTGTTAAAGACGCATACGGAACGCAATCTCGGTTTTTTCATTTTTTAGCAGATAAGGGAATTATTGATCGAAGCAGTATCCAGGGCGGCAATATTTTTAGTTCTCTAGAGGCGGTCATTCCGGAGAGCAAATACGCTAATGGGCTGCAAGCAGCAGTGTATGTTATATCAGAGTTTATTTCCAACGAGGCAGACTCCTTGAAGAGGGCCGAGGAATATGAGAAGAATCTTGAGAATTATTTCACCGATCCCACCGACCAAGATTCAACAGAACTTGGAGAGGTACCGCAGCAGGCTCAGAAGGGTGCGATGGTGCCTGGGTATTATTATATCCCACTTCGCTACAAGATGTAATGCAAGTCATAATGTGGCCTGTTCTGGAGAGCCTTCTAATATTTATTTTGTGTGCCTATGGCCTCACACAGCTTCTTTGCTTTTCTAAGATTTTAGATCGTATCAGGCCCAAGCATTATTTTTTTTCTTGTCCTATGTGCATAGGATTTTGGGTTGGCGTATTTCTATGGGTCGTTAATGGTCATACCGAACTATTTATATTCGACGGCGCTAATCCCGTAACTGGATTTTTGCTAGGATGCTTGAGTTCGGGTACATCATACGCCTTAAGTGTGATTATCTGTGATGATGGAATACAAATAGGAGGAGGAGTAAAAAATGACTAAATGGATGTTACAACCAGTACGACGATGTTGCAAAGGCAGTTGACTACTTTAAAGGAATAAGATTATGGCACGCAGAAAAAATGTAAAACGAATAGACCCAAGATACTTCTTGGACGAGACAGCGAATCGTGGAGAGGAAGAGATTGAAGAAGAACTCGAAGAGGGGCTTTTCCCGAAGGGCTCCGTCGCCTCTTGGGGCGAAAAATGGGTCACAGACAAGGCTAAGTCCGCCGGTTCGGCTATTGCTGGCGCATTTAAGGGTAAAAAAGAAGAGCCCGCCCCGGATCCCCAGAGCGACGAAGGGCGCTTCCTAGCGGGCTGGAGGTGGCTCGTTAAAGGAGGTCCAACCGGATTTGATCCCCGTTTTACTTTATATTATATGACGAGAGAGGACGTTAAGGATGTCAACCAAGGCAGGGCCCAAAGAATATATATGAACAATCTGGAGAAACTTCGCCAAGATGTCGCCGCCCGCCGCGCGAAAGGAGAGACTCATCAGATTCCAGACGAAGAGAAAATCCACAAAATTGCCCTGGATCGACTGAGCGACTGGGCCGACCGCGAGGAAAAACAAGCCAGACAAAGAAGTCCTGAACGCAAAGCGCAAATAGCTGCCAAATACGAAAAAGAAGACGCAGAGCGCGCTGAAGAGAAGAGACGTAGGGATGGCGGCCGTGCGAAGAAACATCGCCCCCGCAACCCATCTGCTTCCCAAATTGCCGGCGCCGCAATGCGCGGGGAATTCGAAGAATAAACAATGGCACAGCAACTTCTCCGAGAATATTATGAGCTTTGTGACGGCGGTGCTTGTCAGGATCTCCTCACGGAAGTTGAAAAGAAGTTTGTTGCTGCCGGCGGCATGATGCTATCTGGTATGATGCAGATGGCCGAGATACAAAACGGCAATGGCCGTGTTTATCCTCAGCAGATTTTGGAACGAGAAGTAAAGAATTACAAGAAGCTTGTCGACGATAATCGCGCTCTCGGAGAATTAGATCATCCTGAAGAATCAGTCATTAATCTTCGAAATGTTTCCCATCAGATAACTGATATTTGGATGGACGGCAATAAAGTGATGGGTAAGATGAAAGTACTTGACACTCCATCTGGTGGAATCCTACGATCTCTGGTGGACTCTGGGGTGTCTATAGGTATTTCCTCTAGAGGTTTAGGATCGGTCTCAGAGAATGCCGGACAAACCATAGTTGAAGACGACTTCCAACTCATTTGTTTTGATATGGTATCGGAACCTTCTACACCCGGAGCGTTTATGATGCGCGAGAGCAAGAATAAAATTAATGAAGTATTTACAAAAGCCGATCGCATTAACCGCGCTCTTAATAATGTCTTGAGAGACTAATGAACAAGTCAGAACTTAAAAAACTACTCAAACCTTTAATCAAAGAATGCATCAAGGAGGTGATTTTTGAAGATGGTGTTCTCTCTGGAATAGTTTCAGAGGTAAATCGAGGATTAAAGGCGCCCCAACTCGTAGAATCTCAAAAATCTCAGCCAAACGTAGAAGAAGAAAACTTCGCCAAGATGCGACAGAAATCATTGAACGAGCAGAAACAGAAGATTAATGCATCACGCCAGAAGCTTCTAAGTGCTATAGGCAATGACGCATATAACGGCGTTAATTTGTTTGAGGATACAACTCCAATAGCCTCTGCCGGCCCTGCTCCCGGCGCTCCCCCCAATGTTCAGGGGCCCCTTGCTGGCGTCGCGGCGCACGATCCTGGAGTAGATATATCAGGATTGCTTGGAAGCGTTGGGAGAAATTGGAAAGCTCACGTAGATGCAGAAAAGTAAGAGGTATTAAGTGGCTGTTAATGTTGAAGTGATAGGTCGCCCTAATGAACATTCCGAAAGACTAATAAGGCGATTTATAAAAAGAGTTAAAAGAGAAGAAGTGTTGGAAAGATATCGATATCGATGTTCATATCACATAAAACCTTCCGTTAAAAAGAAGATAAAACAAAAAAAGGCGCGCCAAGAAAAGCAACGTTTAGAAAGAAAACGCAATAAAGGGAAATAGTTATAAGTCAATACTATTTATAGTAGTCTGGAGAAGAAAATAAGATGTCGAGCACAAATAATCAATTTAATTATAAAGTAGGGTTAAACAATGTAGGCTCCTATCAGGTATCTGGCAAGCCCTTTGCTTCCGGAAGTATAGATTGTCGTACTGGTGTTACGGGAGTTGCACAGATAGATTTCCCACAGGTAACGAACTGGGTAATAGTCTCAAATAATGATAGTGCCAACAATAATTGCCGCATAGGGTTTTCTAACAGGGGGATTCTCGGCGTTGGTGTACCGGGAAATCGCTTTGTAGAAGTTAGCACGACAGGATCTGTGCGCATGGATTTAAAATTATCACAACTTTTTCTCAGCGGTTCCGATAATGTTTCTGTTGTGGCAGGATTGACATTTATACCCACGGGCACCATTAATAATGATGCTGTTTCACCATCTGGCCTCCCCGGCGGCGGCCGCAACTGGTCTGGATCCTTCGGAGTTTAGCCTACCATGGGGAACGGTTGGGCATATATTGACTGCTCTGAATTTGCTACGGGCAGTGGCCCAACCGGTTCCGTGCAGTTCCACGTCGAAGGAACGGCTATTAGCGGTAGTAAACATTTTATGTTTCATACGGCGGCTTATGGCGCCCATCCACCGAATTCTTTAATTTTATCGGGCAACATGTCCATCACTGGTACGCTTAGCGCCAGTGTAATCAACTATGAAAATATTACAGTTATTGACGCTACGGGATCAACGTATTTCGGCAATACCAATGATGATATACATGCGAGAACCGGTTCCCTTCGAGCCAGCACGCTTTCGACACCAGTTTTGTGGACAACAGCTAGTGCCAACGGCGCGACCCCATATGTTGGTATCGGCACGGCCGCGCCCTCCCATACATTAACTGTAGCCGGCACTCTTTCCGGTTCAAGCACCCTGCAAATAGTTGGTGGCGGCTCCTTCGGTTCAAGCGTATCTGCTACAGGATCAATTTCTGGCTCAAGCACTTTGCAAATAGTTGGTGGCGGCTCCTTCGGTTCAAGCGTATCTGCTACAGGATCAATTTCTGGCTCAAGCACTTTGCAAATCGTCGGCGATGCTGATTTTGGTGACAACCTTAATGTTACCGGCGCCATTTCCGGCTCAAACAGCTTAGAGGTAGTTGGTGAAGCCATTGTGGGGACCACACTTACCGTCTCTGGCAATGTTGGTATTAATACTCAGCCTTCAAACAACATTCTTCTACACGTATCTGGCACAACATATATGGGCAATGACGGAGCACTACTCCAGATAGATTCGGCTTCTGGATCGGTACCGGCGGCAAATGCCCCAATTCTATATGTGAGTGGAGGTGGAAACGGTTATATTGGGCTTGGAACAACTACTCCTACGTCTCAACTCCATATCAAGGAAGGCACCGGCGCCGGCGGAGCCGTAGCCGCGTCAAGTTATGATAATCTAGTTATAGAGGGTTCTACCTCCCCGGTTGGTATGTCTATTTTAGGGCCGTCCACCGGCTGGTCTGCGCTTGCTTTTGGTGACTCAAACGACTCCACCAACGGTCTTTTGGCATACTCACATCTTAGCAAATATTTACAAATTGGAACCGGCGAGACTGATGCTTATGTTAGGTTCATGGCCGGAAATTCTGTCGAAGCTCTTCGTCTAGAATCTGGTCTCCGCGTGAGCGCCTCGGCTGGCTTTCATGCAAACGGGGCTGCCACTTTCGGTTCAAGCGTATTCACTACAGGATCAATTTCCGGCTCAAGCACTTTGCAAGCAGTTGGAGTAACCACCCTTGGAAGCACATTGAATGTTTCCGGCAATACTGGAATTGGCACGGATGCCACAGACGGAATTCTTCTCCATGTTTCCTCTTCGGGTGACGGAGCACTGCTTCGGGTCGATGGGGGTACCCAAAGTGGAAGCGCCTCCCCATCACCCGCGGCCCTCCTGTTTGTTACTGGTTCCGGTCCTGGCAGCGCCCAAAACACCGCGGCTCTCTCCGGAGGTGTCGGTATTGGCACAAATACTCCTACGCAAGTGTTAGAGGTTTTTCCAGATAAAGATGTGGCTGCTATAATTGGGCGCGCCTTTGTTGGCTATAACGGCTTCAATTCAGACGCAGCAACGTTCGGTCACAGGGATCTGCAGGGCTCGCATTATGCGTTGTATCAGAGTGCTGCTGGCATGACTATCCTGAATACGGGTGTGAGCCAAGCCATGTATTTCCGGATTAATAATAGCACCAAAACGACCTTAGACAGCAGCGGACAATTTGGCATTGGAACAACTAGCGTCCAGTCCCTCCTCCATGTTTCTGGCTCTCCGGGTGCTTTATTTCAAATCGATGCACTTTCGGGCTCCATTCCTTCAGCAAATGCTCCAATATTGTTTGTAACTGGCGGCGCTGTTGGGAGAGTCGGCATTGGAACGCAAACACCCACGGCTCAATTAGCAGTTAATGGTGCCCTTCACGTTACGGGAAGCATTTTGCCCGGAGCAGATAATACACACGATCTTGGTTCAGCCGACAAGCGCTG